CTACCGAATGGCGAAGGACATCGCCTGGAAAGTCCTCAAAAAGCTAATCCCACCTGTCCTGGTACGTAGCAAAAACGAAACCGACCTCAAAATCGAGCTTGTCAACGGCGCAACCATCGAACTAAAGGGCACCGAAAACGCCATGGCCCTCCGTGGCCGCAGCCTTTCTGGCGTTGTCCTCGACGAGGCCGCGTACATGGAACCCGGTGTCTGGTTCGAAGTCCTCCGTCCCGCACTTGCGGACAAACAAGGCTGGGCACTGTTCATCAGCACACCGGATGGAACGGCGAGCTGGTTTTACGACATGTGGTGCTACGTCCCAGAGGACAAAACCGGCGACTGGCAGCGCTGGTGCTTCACCACCATTGAAGGCGGCAACGTCCCACCCGAAGAAGTAGCAGCAGCTCGCGCCCAACTCGACGAACGCACGTTCCGCCAAGAATTTGAAGCATCCTTCGAAAACCTCAGTGGTCTGGTAGCCATAAGTTTTGCTGATGCAAACATCTCAAAAGATGTAAAAGACTTACCAGTGCTGCCACTACTACTCGGCGTTGACTTCAACGTCGATCCAATGACCGGCATCTGCGCCGTCAAAAAAGGCGACGTCCTCTGGGTATTCGACGAAATCGTGATGACCGGCGGCGCTACTACATGGGACTTCTGTGAAGAAGTACAAAACCGCTACGGCGTGGATCGTCGCATCATCAGCTGCCCCGACCCCACTGGCGGCGCCCGCAAAACCCAAGGCGTCGGCACCACCGACCACAGCATCCTCCGCAAATCCGGCTTCACCGTCTCCACCCCACGCGCCCCTTGGAAAATCCGCGACAAAATCACCTGCGTCAACACCGCACTCCTCGACGCGACTGGAACGCGCCGCATGTTCATCCACCCCCGCTGCAAAGACCTAATCAAAGCACTCCGCACGCTGACTTACGCCCCAGGCACCGGCCTCCCCAACAAAAACCTTGGCGTTGACCACTCTTTCGACGCCCTCGGCTACCTCTGCCTACAAGTCTTCAACCTTGCAAAGCCCGAAAACATCGGTGGAACGCAGTATCGTGTGTGGTAGATGCCATAACTTCAATGCCCGGACATTACGGCCACAACAACAAGAAAAAGCCCAAAGGCAAGGGCACCAAAAAGAAGTAGAATTGGGCTGTAAGTAGCCAGATCCATGCCTAAAAAGCGCGGTCTCTACGCAAACATTCAAGCGAAGCGTAAGCGCATCGCTGCAGGATCTGGCGAGAAGATGCGTAAGCCCGGATCAAAAGGCGCACCAACCGCCAAAAACTTCAAAGCAGCCGCCAAAACCGCCAAAAAGAAACCTAAGAAAAAGTAATGGCAATCGTTAACGTCACCGACACCAAACGTTACACCAACGTCGTCGAATACACCGGTGGCACGATGACCGCCGTGGACGACGAGATGCGTATCCACGCGCACGCCTCCGAGTTTACATTCGCAGTTGAAGTAACCGGCGGCGCAAACTTGACACTAGCTTTCGAGGCAAGCTTCAACGGCGGCACCAGCTGGTACGAAATCGACACCAACAAAACCATCAACTCTGACGGCGAATACGTCTACTACTACAGCGGCAAAAGCACCTCAACCATCCGCTGCCGAATCGACTCTATCTCGTCTGGAACGCCTAGTGTTACGCCACACATAGCCGTCACTTTCAACGGATAATGGGCACTCGCATCGTTCCAGGCTTCTGCACCCACATAGAAGTGGACGCCGAAAGTCGCATGACTCAAGCAACGTTTGCTTTCATGACACCACAAGACCCCGAAGACTTCGGGGGTCTGATGGTACGGCTAGGGTCAGGTATAGAGGTCATGATTGAGGTGGAGGACGATGATTGAGTATCGCGGCGAAAAGTTCTCCGGCTACAACAAGCCGAAGCGCACCCTAAACCACCCCAGTAAATCACACGCAGTCTTGGCAAAAGACGGCGACAAGATAAAACTTATCCGCTTTGGCCAACAAGGCGTTAGCGGCAGCCCTGAAGGCAGCGCCCGCAATAAATCCTTCAAAGCACGCCACGCCAAAAACATCGCCAAAGGCAAGATGTCCGCCGCTTACTGGGCCAACCGGGTGAAGTGGTGAGTATCTGCCAAAATGACAATAAAGTAGGCAACTGACCGTGGTTTACAGCGCAAACATCCCACCCACTGGTGCGTCGGTCAGCGAATCGCCGTTTGTCCGCGACCTAGAAGTCATCGCCATGATGGCGGACTGGCAGATCATGGCAGCCGTCACACGCGGCACCAACTACATCCGCGACCTAAGCGAAACATTTCTACCCCAAGAACCCAGAGAAGACGATGACGCCTACCAAACGCGCATCGACCGCTCAGTCCTCTCCCCATACACCAGCCGCCTAATCGAAACCGCCGCTGGTGCGATCCTCCGCAAACCGATCCACATCGAAGGCGACGACTACTGGATCGAGCTAAGTGACAATATAGACGGCATCGGCTCAAACATCAATGAGTATGCGCGTCGCGCTCTGGTCAGCAGCCTTACCTATGGCCATAGCGCAATTCTGGTTGACTACCCTGCTGCCACTGGTGCCCGAAACCTGGCTGAAGAACGTGCGATGGGACGACGTCCCTATTTCGTGCATGTGGATGCCGCACAAATCTGGGGATGGCGTCAGGCAGACTACACAATGCCCGGCAGCCCCCTCACGCAAGTCCGAATCCACGAATACGCCACCCGCCCCCGGAACGACTTTGGTGAAGAGCAAGTGGAACAGATGCGTGTCATCTACCCAGGCCGCTATGACTTGTACACGCTGGGCGAAGACATCGTCGAATTTTCTCAAACCGGGGGCTTCAGCCTGGACGAAATTCCAGTGGTGCCCATTTACAGCAACCGCCGGGGCATGTTGCGCTCTCAACCGCCACTGCTCGACATCGCCAACCTCAACATCACCCACTACCAACGGCAAGCCGACCTAATCCACGCACTGCACATCGCCGCAATGCCCACTCTTGTGCTAGAGGGCTGGGACGACACGCTTGGATCGGCAACGATGGGCGTTAATTACGCCATTGCAATGACGCCTGGCAACAAGGCGTACTACGTGCAGGCGGACGCCACAAGTTTCGACGCCCAGATGCTAGAGCTGCAGTCACTCGAAGGCCAAATGTCCACGCTCGGCGTAACCAAGCTGTTCGGCCAAAAGTTTGTTGCAGAGTCTGCCGAGGCCAAGCGCATCGACCAAGCACAAAGCAACTCGGTGCTGTCGATCATCAGCCAAGAACTAGAGAGTGCACTAAACCAGGCTTACGGCCTAGCCGCCAAGTACGTCGGCATCGAGCCACCCACGATCCGCGTGGATCGTGACTTCGACTACTACCGCCTAATTGGCCAAGACGTCGCAGTACTTAGTGACCTGAACACCAACGGCAAGATCAGTAACGAAATGTTGCTTGAAGTGTTGCGGCGCGGTGAGATTTTGCCTGACGACATGGACATCAAAGAAGAGGCTGCAAAAATCACCGAACCAACGCCAACACCAGCGCCCACTGATGTAGTGGACAATACAACTGTAGAATAGTACCGTCTGACCTAATTTTCCCGTGTCTGAAGAACAGCAAGTAACTTCTCCTGTGGAGAACGAGGCTGCCAAGCCTGTGGCTAACGCTGAAGACCTGCAAGCTCAGCTGGAAGCACTGAAATCCAAAAACTCAGAGCTGATCAGCGAGCGCCGCAAAGACAAAGAGAACCGCGAAAAGCTCCAGCAACAGCTAAATGAAATTGAAGCAGCCAAAAAACAGGCCGAAGAGGCACGTCTTGCCGAATCAGGCGAGTACAAAACGCTCTGGGACGACGCCCAAACCACAATTTCTTCTTTGAAGCAATCAATCGCTGAAAAAGAAGCCGAAATCGACCAAATGAAGCAGGGTTACAGCAAAGAACAACTACGAGCATCAATGCTTTCTCAGTTGTCAAATGCTGGTGCGCTTGCACCTGATCAGCTGTATCGTTTAGTAGAGGATAATCTTCGTAACAAAGACGGACAGCCTGTGGCTGTAGTCGGCGGCGTCGAGACTCCTGTGGCCG